CGCCTCTAATGCTGCAATAATTGTTGAAGTTGTTTTACCAAGACCCATATCATCTGCCAAGATAAACTTTTTATTTTCAACTAATTTTTGGATTGCTTCTTTTTGATGTTCAAGCGGTGGACGATGAGAGTATTTTGAATAATCAATCACAACATTTTTAACTGAATTGTCTTTTATGATTGCGGCTTTTGGTAACCAAAAATCATGAAGTTCTTCACTATCAAAAACTTTACCCCAAATGTGGTATGCCTTTTCTTTATCCGCCAATAACTTTTCAACCCAAACTTTTTGTGGTATTTCGGTGTATAGTTTATCGTCCGCTAACTTCTGTGCAAAATAGGCATCAAGAATCACCCACTTCTTGGCAACCTTTGGTTGCTTATCGTGGAACGATATAATATATTCTGATTGACTCCTTGTCGGGTAGAATTTTTTGTTAATTTTAGATTTACGTTTCAATTCTAAAAGGTAGTTATTACCACCTTCATAACCCTCAAGAATAGTCATCGCTTTTGACTCCAAACTTATTTCCATTCTTTTTAATAAAAGTTTGTCTTAAATATAGTTGAAGTTTGAGTATTTATCAATATATGCAGAAATTAGTTCCAATTACAAGATTAGGTAAGTTCTTTGGTGGAGAAGACTATACCTTGGATACCAACATGGGTCAAGAGTGGTTAGAAGGTGATATGAACTTCACGGTTGTATTATATCGTATTGACCGATATAAAACAAAAACTGATAGTGTATATGGTGAAGTGTTGGAAGACGGGATACAATTTTTAGCTCCTGTTGAATTAAAAGGTCTTGTTCAAGTTATGGCACCTGCACAGAAATTTTTGGGTAGTTCTAAAGTTGAACAACAAGAGCCAGGTAATATGAAGTTTTCGGTTTACCAAAAACAACTTGATGACTTGGGAGTTGAAATATTCATGGGTGATTACCTTGGTTATTATGAAACCGAAGACCGAGTTAGATATTATACAGTTAATGATGACGGATATGTAAGGTCCGACAATAAACATACATATGCAGGATACAAACCGTTCTATAGGACAATTGTTGCGACATATGTAAGTGAAAACGAATTTAGAGGAATTTAATGAAAGTTGTAATTACCGAATCACAATTTGATTCTTTATTTATAGGTAAAAAAGTTATGGCATATTACAATTTACATAAACATACTTTTTCTGTTACATATGATAGTAAAGTAATTATGCATGCAGATTACGTTAAATTGGGTGATGTTGAATTTAGAGTTAGAAAAGGTGGTAAAGAGAGAGTTCGTTCAGAAAAATCAAAAAACGTTCATGCATTTGTAATTGGAAAATTATTAGACTATTGTGAATATCCTTGTGATGGAATACCAACACCATCATCAGATAAAGTTGTAACGTATAATCCGTACAAAAACGACACATTTGTATTTAAGAATACTGAAGAGCCTGTTTATCACGCACAAGAAGTTGATATGATAAACTCAAAAAATAAACTATTTGTTGTAAAATAAAATAATGCCATTACCTAAAACCATAGTTAAACCAACGTTACCTTTAGTACCAAGAAAAGTTTTATCTGAAAGAAGAGAACAACTTTTAGAGTATATTAAAGAAGACGGAACTTATTTACCTAAGTCAGTATTACATGCTGATTTGGATAGGGGTATGTTAGACTTTGTTAAAACAGAACTTGAAGTTGTTACTGCAGGAAAAATTGTACCTATGTTGGATATCATTATTACAACACAAAACTGGTCACAATATTTAGAGACATGGAAGTTTGTGGATATGGATTACAATCCATCCCCGCCATTTATTACAGTGGTTAGACAACCTGAAGTTAAGTATGGTACAAACCCATCACTTCAATATACAATTCCAAATAGAAAACAATTTTATTATGCTTCCGTCCCAACTTGGAATGGTAATGAACAAGGTATGGACATTTATACAATTCCACAACCTGTTCCTGTTGATATCAAATATAGTGTTAAAATTATTTGTAATAGAATGAGAGAACTTAATCAACTTAATAAAGTTGTTATGCAAACATTCTCATCAAGACAGGCATATACATTTATTAAAGGTCAATACGTCCCAATTATTTTAGAAAACGTTTCAGACGAATCTCAAATGACAATGGAGGCAAGAAAATACTACGTTCAGAATTATGACTTTACAATGTTAGGATATCTAATTGATGAAGATGAGTTTGAGGTTAAACCTGCAATTCAAAGAATCACACAATTATTTGAAATAGATACAACAACAAGAAGACAAAAAATAGACAAGTATCCAAAAAATCCTAACGAGTTTCCTTCTGAATTTGTTTTTGTTTCAGGTAATACCACTTTAGTTGATATGATTGATTTTACCGCAAATATGTCTTTGGTGGGTACAGACAATATTAATACTTATGATGTTTACATTAACGACGACTATTACGGTAGTGATGTTTCAGTAATTCAAATTACAACTAATGACATTTTAAGGATTGAAGTTACAAAAATTGATAACACTCAGGAATCAAAAATAACCTTTAATAGTGGGTTAGTTTAATCTTCTCCGTATATATCTTTCTTTTCTTTACATTTTTCAAAAATTAAATTTTCTAAAAATTTATAAATCTTTATCCCACGTTTATCACAGTACTTTTTCAATATATCATGGGATTCAGGGGATATTTTTATGTTCTTGATTTCTTTCTTTGTTTTCATGGTGAGAAAAAAGGCAGAATTAATTCCTACCGTTTATAAATAGTTACCTAAAAGTAAAGTTTTTTCATATAATAATGAATATTTATCTATAAAATAAATCTGTAACAGAATAATTTAATAATGGCAACAGCACAAGCAAATCAAAAAGTATTCGTATCACCAGGCGTATACACATCTGAAACCGACTTATCATTCGTAGCCCAAAGTGTGGGTGTAACGACTTTAGGTCTTGTTGGAGAAACTTTAAAAGGTCCAGCATTCGAACCAGTATTCATAACCAACTATGATGAGTTCCAAGCTTATTTCGGGGGAACAGAACCCGTTAAGTTTTATAATACTCAAATACCAAAGTATGAGGCGGCATATATTGCTAAATCATATTTACAACAATCTAACCAATTGTTTGTTACCAGAGTTTTAGGTTTATCGGGTTATGACGCAGGACCATCATGGACTCTTAACGTCACAGCCAATGTAGACCCAACAACTATTGGTAACCCATCTACTGGTACATCCTTTACTGCAAACTTTACAGGAACCTCAACAGGTAATACAATTACTTTTGTTGGTGGAGCGTTACCTCCCGAAGTTGTTGTAAATTTAAATGTACAATATAGATTAGAAGACGGTACAACATCAACATTACAAGATGACTTTAATACTTATTTAGGTGGTATTATGGATATACCATCAACCTCAGCAACAACTGCGGTTATTTATGGTGCTATACCTGAAACTGATTACCAAACTTTAGTTGGAACATATACAACAGATTATAGTCCATATGGATGTGAAAATAATTTTACACAAAACGAATTAACTGAAGGTGCTAACGATTCTTGGTATTATGCTAACTTTGAATTTGAAAACAACGACTCATTAACAGGTAATTATACAGGTTATTCATTCTACTATACTGTTTCTAATTTAGTTTCAGGAGCGTCTAGTACATTTACAGGAACTATTGTTGGTAATTCATACACATTTACTGGTACTGCGTATTCAGAATTTAACAACATGGTTGTCGGAACTATTCGTTCAAGAGGAATTTCTCTTTTTGATAATAGTAGTACTAGTGAAAACCACGGTCCCATTTATCAAGTAAGTGGCCTCACAGATTTACAATTAATATGTACAGGTCAATATTCGGGTATTACAAAATCACCTTACGCTACTTTCTTATTATCAGGTATAACAAGAGAATTAGATACATTCTCATTTGAGACTTCATTATTGGCATCATCGGCAAAATATATTACTAAAGTATTGGGTGTTGATAATTTTGGTAAATCAAGATTTGAAGTTCCAATTTATGTTGAAGAAGCATATCAAGCATCTTTAAATTATGCATACAACCAAGGTTATATTCGTGGGTTAGCATGTGATTTAATTGCGTTACCTGAGGCTAGAAGTGAAAACAGTTCATCAATTGCATATAATTTAGAACAATATCAATCACCTGAAACACCATTCTTAGTTTCAGAATTAAGAGGTAATAAAGTTTACAAATTATTCAAATTTATTTCAATCTCTGATGGTGATTCAGCAAATACTGAAATTAAAGTATCTATTGCTAACTTATCATATAATAATATGTCATTTGATGTATTAGTTAGAAATTTCTTTGATACTGACGCAAACCCTATTGTAATTGAAAAATTTACAAATTGTAATATGGACCCAGGTACAAATAATTTTGTAGCTAAAAAAATAGGTTCGTCTAATGGTGAGTTTACTTTAATTTCAAAATACATTATGGTTGAAATGGCAGATGAAGCACCAATTGATGCATTACCTTGTGGTTTTTATGGATACACTCAAAGAGAATATCAAGATTACACTCTTTACCCATCACCATATCCTAAATTTAAAACAAAATATTATTTTCCAGGTGAGGTTGTTTCTAACCCACCATTTGGTTCTGCGGCAGGAGGAGCTCCAGTTCAGTCTGCAGGAGATATCGTTAGAAGAAATTATTTAGGGTTTTCAAGTCAATTTGGTATTGATGAATCTTTCTTAACATATAAAGGTAAACAAAATCCTTCAAATTGGATTTCAAATCCTTTGGCAGTTGGTCAACCTTGGAATGTAATAAGTAAAGGTTTCCACATGGACTCAGGAGCAACGGTTGTTACACTTGGTAATCTTGTTGTTGATAGTGGTCAAACTGCATTTGAATGTGGTGTTGCTGAATTTAGAGAAGACCCTGGAACACAAGAAAACCCATACTACTTTATTTACTCAAGAAAATACACAATATGTTTCGCGGGTGGATTTGACGGATGGGACATTTACAGAGAGTGGAGAACTAACCAAGATAGATTCCAATTAGGTTCTTCAGGTTATTTGGCAGGAGCATCAGCATCTTCAAGATACCCAACCGCAACAGGTGACGGTTTATTCAAAAGAATTGTAATTCAAAATAACACACAAGACTTTGCAAATACTGACTACTACGCGTACTTACTTGGTATCTTAACATTTGCTAACCCTGAATCTACAAACATTAACGTTTTTGCAACAACGGCAATTGATTATGTTAATAACTCAAACTTAGTAGAAGAAGCGATTGACATGATACAATTCTCAAGAGCTGACTCGGTTTATATCGCAACAACTCCTGACTACCAAATGTTTACTCCTGACGCAACTAACTCTTTAGATATCATCTACTCACAAGAAGCGGTTGATAACTTAGATAACACAGGAATTGATTCTAACTATACTGCAACTTACTACCCTTGGATTTTAACAAGAGATACAGTAAACAATACACAAATTTACTTACCACCAACAGGTGAGGTTTGTAGAAACTTAGCATTGACAGATAACATTTCATTCCCTTGGTTCGCATCTGCGGGTTACACAAGAGGTCTTGTAAACTCAATCAAAGCTAGACAAAAACTTACACAAACTGATAGAGATACATTGTATCAAGGTAGAATTAACCCTATCGCAACTTTCTCTGATGTTGGAACTGTAATTTGGGGTAACAAAACATTACAAGTTGCTGACACAGCACTTAACAGATTGAACGTAAGAAGATTATTACTTCAAGCTCGTAAGTTAATTTCAGCGGTAGCGGTAAGATTATTGTTTGAACAAAACGACCAAGTTGTTAGACAACAATTCTTGGATAGTGTTAATCCTATCTTAGATTCAATCAGAAGAGATAGAGGTTTATACGATTTCCGTGTAACAGTATCTTCAACACCTGAAGATTTAGATGCTAACAGACTTGTAGGTAAAATCTACTTAAAACCAACGAAGGCTTTAGAATTCATTGACATTGAGTTCTTTATTACTCCAACAGGAGCTTCGTTTGAAAATATCTAATAAAAATTTATGGGGGTACTTTATGTACCCC